AGCCGGGGACCCATGAAGGGAATTCGAAAGAAAGTTTTCCGATCGTGTTGTTCCACAGTTTCGCGATCGTGTTGAAAATAGTTTTATATACGCCGAGAACCGTTTGAACGTATGTCGTGATTACGTCAATACTTCCCATTACGACGTCTTTAATAAAGCCGAAAACGTTATCGACTACCTTTCGGACGCCTTCAAACTTTGTGTAAAGAATCGCAAGGATCGCGATCACCGCGGCGATTCCAATAACGATAAGTCCAAGCGGATTAGCGGTTAGCGCGGCGTTCCAAATAAATTGAGCGGCGGCGGCGATCTGGGTTCCAAGAGTCCAAATTCGAATCGCGGCATTAGCGGACAAAATGGCAACACCAATTCCACCAATGACGCCGGCAATAACGAGGAATGTCGTCGTATTTTCTTGGGCCCAAGATCCCATCGCGGTCAAAAGCGGAAGCGCCTTTTCAACTACTGGGATTAGCGCGGCTCCGATATTTTCTTTGGCTTCCGAAATAGCAATTCCGAAACGTTTCATTTGTCCTTCGGCGGTTCCAGCGGCCGTAGCGGTAGCGCCTCCAAAGGTCCCTCCGAGAACGCTCATAACCGTATTAAGGTCCGCGCCTTCTTTGATAAGGGTTGCCATTTCGGGAGACAATGCTCGAAGCCCTTTAAAGTTTCCTTGATAAGCCTTCGCCAAAGCGTCCGAAACGGTCGTTAGATCGGCTCCCGTCGCGGTAGAAATATCCATCGCAAGGCTTAGTCCCTCTTGCGCTTGACCTAGGTCTTTAGTACCTCTCGCGAGCGAGGCCAGAGCGGGCCTTAGAGCGTCGTCGGCGATTCCCGAGGCAAGACTCATCTTTGAGATTAATTCCTCGTTAGCGGCGATCTGGGCGTCTGTGGCGGACGCGCTAATGGAAAGAGTACGAGCGAGTTCGGCTTGGGCGGCTTGATCCTCCATCGCGGCTTTAGTCGCGCCTACAAGGGCAACACCCAAAGCACCTACCGCGGCGGCCGCTGGTAGCGCGGCTTTCTTAATAGCGAAATTTGCTTTAGCGCCGGCGCCCTCTAGTTTTTGAAAATCGGCGACCGCGCGTTCGATTCCTTTCGGATTCCATTCCGAGACAATGGGGACGGAAATAGCCATTACTTATTCCCCATTTGGGCGCGCTGGTTGATCGCATATTCCATATCGGCGATCGCATCTTTGACGCCTTGCTCGACTTCTCCGATTTTGCTTTCTACTGATCTCCACATAACGCGCGACGCTCCACCTCGGTCCTTTTGTAGTTTACGGATAAGCGCGGTCCCCGATGGGGTATTACCAGAACCGGACCTTCCAGCCATATCAAATATGGATCCGCCGGCAGAACCTAAAACAAGTTTTAAAAGTGGAAACGTGTTCGCGTTTTTGTCTCGAATGCGTGAGCCTTTAAACGTGACCTTGATTGAACGTCGGACGGCTTTAGCGTCGTATCCGAGGCGACCGGTAACTTTCCAGCCTCCGCCACGTTTGCGACCTTTTTCGCCCGGTTCGATCGCGACTTCCGGAATGAGTGAGCGCGCTTCGGCGAGGATCGGCGCGGCGGCTAATTTCATTTTTGCTTGGGTTGCTTTGCGTAACGCTGGATCGATCGTCTTTAATAAGGCGAGCATTTCGGGGACGCCGTAAACCTCGATACGAGCAAGGTCGCCCATTTGGGGATTATATTCACGCGCCACGGCTTGACCTTTCGTTTGCTTTCTTTAGACAATAGATCACCGTCTGGAGGTCGCGAGTGTCAAAGGTTTCGGAATAAAATTTCGGGGCCCACCCCAAGGCGACTAACAATTCGGCTAATTGCCGACGGTAGCCGCCTCCGTAGGGTTTACGTCCGTTTTATCCTCCGAAGTGATAATCATTTCCGGATTCTCTTTAACCCATTCGCGCCAAGTATCGGGAAGTTTTTCTCCGCGCATTTTTAAAGTGAGATAAGCCCAGACGGTAACTTCGGTCATTCCGAATCCGCGCCCATCGGACGCGCGACGATTCTCGATCCGTTCCCATTCGGTAATGACGAATAGGTTCGTAAAGACGGTTTCAATGTTTTCGCCGTCGCCTTTACGGTCAATGAATAACTTAACTTTCATTTTTGCTCCTTGTGTCGGGCCGAGGAACGGCCGTCGTTATGGTGTGACGTCGACGCTATACGTTCCTTGAGTGAACACTAGGTCTATGGACTGAAGTTCGCCGAGGCTCGCGTTTAGGACTGGTAATTCGGCCAGCAGGGTATCGGTTAGGGTAAACCCCGGATTCGTTGCCCCGTCTACGCCAGCGGCAGGTTTTGCAATAATTGTCGTCTGGGTTCCGACCAATGGGGCAAGAGTCGCGTAAGTCGCGGAGGCGCTGTAATCGAGATACAAAGTTACGGTCGCCTCATGGTTTCCGAGGCCCTTTTGGCTCTTGCGATCCACCATTCCAAAAACTGTATTTTCCAAAGCGTCGTAGCGCTGGGTTACGGTCGCGGCCGTACAAAACCCGGTTAAATTTACGCCGCCGATAGTGATAACTGGATTTGCTAAAAATGAAGCCATGTTGAATTTCTCCTTCGTTCTTTCTTTACTTTAGTAATTGGAAGTCGCCATTATGGGGATTATCAATTCATAAGCCGGAAGCGCGGTTCCGCCTATGTCGATATTGGTCGGACGGCCAGACGTGACCGCCACGTTTTTATCGATCAATTTTGCGACCATTGATAAAAGCGAGCGTTCGCCGTCAAGGTTGCCGGGGCCTAATGTCATTACTTGGACCGTGAAAGTCGCTTTAACGATCTTGTTGTTAAAAGCCTCGATCGATGGGCTATTGATTAGCGCGCAAGGCGGAACGATATTTCGGGGATCGTTAACTACTTGCAAGTTAAGGATCGTCTGGAGGGTCGTCGTTAGATCGTCGAGGGCTTCGTTTAGGAAGTCCGTGTAAACGGTCGGGGTTATTGGCATTAGGCGACCTGTGGACGGTCGATCCCGAGCAACTGACGGATTATTCCGTTTAGGCCGGTAACTGGAGAGACTCCCATATCTTGAAAACTATTAAAAGATTCAATGGAGCCGCGGGCCCTATACATTGCGGAGCCGTACATGATCGCGCCGAGTTTGACGTCTTGAGAAGGGACGGTCGTGAGCGAATCCGTATAGCCTGACTCCATACGTCGGCGCCAACTGAACTGAGAACAAGCCGCCGCGCAAATTGTTAGATAGTTCGCGTCGGACTGTGTAGCGACGCCAATTCCTAAATAGTCGTATAAATCTTGGGCGCTTACCCAAGTACAAGTCTGGGTAATGGTCACGGTTCCGGAAGCCGCTTGACGCGCTACGTCGTCGGCGGTCTTTGCGTAAAGAACTTGATTCGCGATCGGAACTAACGGATCATAAATTAAATCGCCGTATTGATCGACGCCTATGAATAAATATTCCGGAAGCGCGCGAACGGTAAAAGTTCCGTTAAATGTCGCGTCAACGTTTGTAACGACGATAGTCGCGCCGACCTCGATCTCTGCTGGGGTTAAGAGAACGAGGACGGCGAAATTATCGGTTAATTGCTTTTGAACGACCGAGTAGGCGGCCATAACTGGGCCTCCTTTCGGGAGTTATGCGCGCTTAACGAATTTGGTCGAGTCGATCATCAAGGTCGCAAGATAGCCACGGAAGGCGACGGTTCTTGACAACGTTGAAGGCGTGTCAATACTGATCGCGCCCTTAGCCTGCTCGAATACTTCGAATCCGTCGGTATTTCCGACATACACTTGGTTCACCAAGTTACGGTCCACTACAAGGCGCAAGCCAAAAGCGGACGATTCAACGGATCCCGGATTCATTGAACCGAAAGCGTTCATCGGTCCAACTTGCGGGAACAATGGACGGCCCGAATCATCGGTCAAAGTTCCGAGCGCTTGGAAATAGTTCGGCGACACCATCAACGCATTTGGAAGGTTTCCGTTTGAGTTAACGAGAATGTCGGTCGCGGCTTCGTAAACGAATTTCGCCCAGTCCTCGGCGCTTGTGTCGTCGGCGAGTGTCGCGGTCTGGCTAACGCCGGCTTGGAATTGCTGGCAAGCGTATTCGTCGGTCTGGTTCGCATAAATGCGGGCCATGTCGTCAAGCAAAAGCGACAAGACTTCCGGCTGGGTCCAGTCGATCGAGGCTTCGGATACTGAAACGTATCCACCGAAAATTCGCTTTGTCACTTGCTCATCGGAAATAACGAAAGTTCCGTCGGTAATCAATGCCGATTCGGTTTCTGGTCCACCGATGGAAGTATGAGTCGTGACCTTTGGACGAATGAAAATCTTTCCGCCTTGTGGCATGGCCTTAGGGCCTACCGCGTCGATGAGCGGGCGCAAGCCTCGGAAATTGTTGTAGACAGGCTGGACGATCGGCAAAGGCAACACACCATCAAGCGAGCCGCCGAGCGTGTTTACGTCTGGAGCGGCGGCCTGAATCTTTGCGTTCATTTCTGCCGCGACTGATCCGCCCTGCAAGAATGCCGAAATATATTCGGCGGCGCTTGGCATTTTGAAAGCCTGCTTTGGTTGAGCGAAAAGCGGAGCGATCGTTGACGCTTCGATTACTGCTGGGGTTTCGATAATTTCGGACATTTCGTTTTCTCCTTGTGAGTTCTCTACTTCATTTAACACTACTTCGGTTTCGTTTTCGTGGATATCCTCCGGCTCGGGGATACTGGCCGCGATCGAATTTATGACGGCCCCAGCCACGGCC